CTCCAGATGCATTGAATACACTGAAAGAAATTGCAGACCAATTAGCAGCAGATGAGTCCGGTGTTTCTGCATTGATCACAACTGTTGCAGGTAAGGCAAATATTGATTTATCAAATGTAACAACATTGCCTGCCGGTGTTATTGCTCAGTTGGTCGGTGCAACAGGTGCCACAGGTTCACAGGGTATTCAAGGTGTTGCAGGTCCAACTGGTGCTGCTGGTGCTACAGGTACAGCAGGTGCAACTGGTCCTACAGGTGATCAAGGTACAACTGGTCCAACAGGTGCCACAGGTTCACAAGGTATCCAAGGTGCAACTGGTCCTACAGGTGCCACAGGTCCAACTGGTGCTGCTGGTGCTACAGGTGCTGCTTCAACAGTTGCCGGTCCTACAGGTCCTACAGGTGCCACTGGTCTAACAGGTTCTGATGCCAATGTAACAAGTGGATCAATTGCAACTGCTCTAGGATATACTCCTGCTCAATCTAGTGGCACATCGACCACAGACTTCACAGTTGAAGATTTGACAGTGCATGGCGATATTATGCCAGCAGTACCAGGTGTTTCTAAGATTGGAGATATCAACCATAAGTTTGCGTCTATTTTCACCAAAGAATTGCACATCGATGCAAACACTTTGTATGTTGATGGCGTTGCAGTAATATCTTCAGCTGCGAACACTATGCAATTCTCTGCCGATCTAAACCAAGGTATGCGTATTGCTACCACAGGTACAGGTCAGTTGATACTTGATTCCGCAACTGCAACAACAGTAAAAACAAATGGTACAAATGCTGATGTATTGATTCAGTCTGAGGGTCTAGGTTCAACTACCCGTGTTACTTCTGGTGCACAAGTTACTCTAACTGCTCCAATCGTGGCAATTGCCGGTGATGGTACAGTATCTGGTAACCTAACTATCTCCGGTGGATTGACTGTTGCAGGTACAACAACTACAGTAAATACAACTAACCTATCAATCAAAGACAATGTAATTACTCTAAACAAGGGACAGGAAGGATCTGGTGTCACTGCTCGTTACTCTGGTCTTGATATTGACCGTGGCGATCTAGCACGCCAACGTATTGTTTGGGATGAAACCGCAGGTCTCTGGAAAGTTGGTATAACAAATGAAGAAGTTGCAATTGCCACACAACCGTTTGTCTCTGCTGCAATTACTGCTGCTGCGATGTCCGGTCCAACAGGTGCAACTGGTCCAACTGGTCCAACCGGTTCACAGGGCATCCAAGGTGCAACTGGTGATGCTGGCGTTGCTGGTCCTACAGGTCCTACAGGTGCTGCTGGTGCACAGGGTATCCAAGGTATTACTGGATCAACTGGTCCAACTGGTGCTGCAGGTGCTAATGGTACAATAGGTGTTGATGGCGTTGCCGGTGCTGCTGGCGTTGCTGGTCCTACAGGTCCTACAGGTCCTACAGGTGCTGCTGGTGCACAGGGTATCCAAGGTATTGCTGGTCCAACAGGTGCTGATTCAACCGTTGCAGGTCCAACTGGTGCCACAGGTCCAACTGGTGCTGCTGGTTCTGCCGCAAGTGTGACAAGTGGTAATATTGCGTCTGCTCTAGGATTTACTCCTGCAGATGTTGCAACATTATCTGCTGTTGCCACTGCCGGTACATATGCATCGTTGACAGGTAAACCAACTGCACTAAGTTCATTCTCGAATGATTCAGGGTTCCAGACTGCTGCCAATGTATCAACAGCAATTGCTGCTGTAGTTGGTGCTGCTCCTGCTGCCTTGGATACACTTGCTGAAATCGCAACTGCACTACAATCAGATGAATCTGCTGCTGCTGCTCTAGTTACTACAGTCTCTGGAAAAGCAAATGCCGACTTGTCAAATGTTGGTACATTGCCTGCTGGTGTTATTGCTCAGTTGGTTGGTCCACAAGGTGCAACAGGTTCCACTGGTCCTACAGGTGCTGCCGGTGCACAGGGTATCCAAGGTATTGCTGGTGCTGCAGGTACTGACGGTGCTAATGGTACAGCAGGTGCAACTGGTCCTACAGGTGCTGATGGTGCACAGGGTATCCAAGGTATTGCTGGTCCAACAGGTGCTGCAGGTGCTGCTGGTGCACAGGGTATCCAAGGTATTGCTGGTCTTACAGGTCCAACAGGTGCAACAGGTGCAACTGGTCCTTCAGGTGCCGGTGGTACAGGTGAATTCTCTGTTGTGTCTGCAACCAATGGTATTATTTTGAATGCTGATACTATCTCTGCATCATATGTAATACCAAGCACTTCAAATGCTATGAGTACAGGTCCATTGACCGTTGCTTCTGGTGTTGCGGTAACAGTTAGTTCCGGTGCTCGTTGGGTAGTACTATAAAAGATGTATAAATATATGAAATAACTACTGCTGGGTGGTGCTGTAAAAGGCACCACCCTCAGTCTCACTTATATAAAAATGATAAAATAGTGATCGTAAAATCCTCCAATCAAATTTACTTGCCATGGTCTAGTACAGATCGGGCATACTGCTGTCCGAAATAATAAGGATATTATATGGCAATCACTTCCCGTGAAGGACTGAAACAATACTGTCTACGTGCACTTGGTGCTCCAGTCCTAGAAATCAACGTGGACGATGAGCAACTTGAAGACCGTATCACAGACGCACTGGAATACTTCCGTCTATACCACTATGATGGTATAGAAAAACTATACTTGAAACATATGGTCACCCAAGACGATATTACCAACAAGTGGATACCAATATCACCAATGGTATATGGTATTACACGAGTACTGCCAATCGTCACTGGGTCCGGTAGTTCAAAAAGTTTATTTGATTTACAATACCAATTGCGGTTGAATGATTTGTACGATCTATCATCAACCAGTATTATCTATTACAGCACTGTGATGAGTCACCTATCGTTGCTGGATCTAATATTGAATGGTCATATTATATACAGGTTCAATCGTATGCAGGATAGATTGTACCTTGACCTAGACTGGACAGCAGATGTGGAGATTGGACACTATGTTATTGTTGAGTGCTATCGTGCACTTGATCCAAATGAGTTTGTGAAGATTTGGCGGGAACCTTGGTTGAAACATTATGTGACCGCACAGTTCAAAAAACAATGGGGTGCAAATCTATCCAAGTTTACTGGAATGCAATTACCTGGTGGTGTCACTATTGATGGTGGTGCAATGTATGATCAGGCAATGAATGAAATAAAAGAATTGGAAGACGACCTGATGACCAAAAGTTCGCCGCTCGAATTCTACATGGGCTGAAATATATGGCACGTAATGTATATTTCACTCAGGGCACTGCCAACGAACAGTATCTACTCGAAGATTTGATAGTGGAATCGATACAGATCTGGGGGCAGGACTTTACCTATATTCCCCGCACACTGGTTGCCAAGGATGAGATATTGGGAGAGGACAGACTATCAACATTCAATGCTGCCTTTCCAATTGAAATGTATTTAGAAAGTGTTGATGGATTTGAAGGTCAAGGAGCAATGATCCAGAAGTTTGGATTGATGATGGAACAATCTGCAACACTCACTGTATCACGTCGCAGGTGGGAACAATTGGTTGGAAGACTTGGATATGGTCAGTTACCAAACAGACCAAGTGAAGGTGACCTATTATACTTTCCGTTGACTGGTGGTCTATTCGAAATCAAATTCGTTCAGCATCAGGATCCATTCTATCAACTGGGTAAACTATACGTATACAAGTTATCGGTTGAATTATTCCAGTACAGCAGTGAACGGATAACAACTGGTATACCTGAGATTGATGTGTTTGAGACACTAAAATCGTTCACCACTGATATGGATATGAATCTGACAGGTGGTGTAAGGTCAGTCACAATAACAAATGGTGGATCTGGTTATACAATGCCACCCGTTGTTACAGTGCATGGTATTGGCATCGACGCAGAGTTGGTTGCACATATTACTGCCGGCAGTGTAACATCAATTACCATATCGAATCCAGGCAGCAGATACCTGGATGATAGTTACATAACAATGACCGGCAATGCCACGGCAACTGCAGTGTTTGGCATAGATATTGATGTGCCACAATCATATGGCGACAATAACAAATTTGCAGCACAGGCATCTGAGTTTACATTTGATTCAGGTAACCCATTTGATGAAGTTATATATACACCAATAGTACACTCGGCAGACTCAACAATCATACACGCAGATTCCAATCTAATAACAGTGGATACAATATAATGTCAAAACAAACTATAGCACTCGGCGCAACGCCAAATGATGGAACTGGTGATCCACTTAGAACAGCATTCACCAAGGTCAATGCTAATTTCACTGAACTGTATGCTGCTGATTTAGTTCCGGGTCCTACTGGTCCTACTGGTCCTACTGGTCCGACAGGTGCAGCATCAACAGTGCCAGGTCCTACTGGTCCTACTGGTCCTACTGGTCCGACAGGTGCAGCATCAACAGTTCCAGGTCCTACTGGTCCGACAGGTCCGACAGGTGCAGCATCAAC